GCTCGCCGGTGAAGTAGCAGTAATACCAGGCCGGGCCCTTCGCGAGGATGTTACGCTTTTCCCAGAACTCGACCACGCGCACGCGCCGAGCCTCGAAATCACCCCACTGCTGCTCTTTGTCCTGATCGGCCGTGGCGGCCGTCTGCATCGATGAGGCATCGACCATGGCCTCGAGCCGGTCTTTGTGGTCTGGCCACTGATCCGTGGCATCATCGATGTCAAACCACAGGTGCAGCCCCATGTAGCGGGCATCGGTGAAATCAGGCTCGACCGAGCGCGGATCGTAGAAGAAGCGGTCGATGGCAACCGCTTTGAGCTTGGGGTCGCCTCGCTCGATGCCGATGAACGCCACGCCGATACCGCTCACCACGCCATCGTGCATGACCGCCGAGGCGACTTTGTCCCACCGATTAAGATCGGTGGCAAAGCGCAGGCCTGCCGTGGCCGTGTCGGCGTCGTGCTCATGCTGCGGCGTGCGCGGGTAGGCTTTCGGGTCGCGGCGCATGCGCTGCTCGGTGCCGACGATAAAATCAACCTTGCGCTTGATGCGGTTACGCACCGTTGGATGCTGGCCTCGCGCCCGCAGCTTTTGCTCTTCCTCGGCAGTCCACTGTTTGTCGTGGTAATACTGCCGCGCCTCGCGCTGCTCCTGCATCTCGCGACGCTTGTTCGTCTCCCAAGCCCTGAACCAGCGCTGCTTGCGGTTGATGTCGGGCTTGTCGGCGGCTTGGTAGCCGTCCGCCGGGCCTGACAGGGTTGCGCCGCCTTGGACAACCGCGAGCTGGGCTGCCATCAGACGCGCCAACTCGCGCTGGGTTGTGCGCCGGCCGGGCGATAGCCAGCCACCACGCGCGGTGCTGGCGCCTTAGGCTTGGCCGCGGCAATCAGGTCATCCAACATGCGGCCGATCAGCCCGAAAGTATCAACCATGTCGTCGTTGCGCCCCGCTGGGAATGTGAGTAGCTCGGCCGTGAACTCCGGCAGCCACGCTGCCTTGCTCGGGAAATACACTTTGCCCATCGCCGTTCTAGCCTGGATCGACCGTGAGCGAGTCGGCTTATCGGCTGACGATGCGACCTGCTCGCGCCGCACGTAGACCTTCTCCTCACGCATGCGCTTGTCGAGAAACGGCCCGATCGATTTGATAATTTGGCCATTCTCTTCGACCCACATCAGCGGCTTCCACTGCTTGGCGAGCGACAGCCAGGCGCTGATCCAGACATCACTCGCAGTCTGGCCGCGCCAGAGGTCGAGCACATAGATGTTGTCATCGGGATCAACGCCAACGACGAGATGCACGGTGTAGTCGCCGTCACCCTCAGTCACCGCGTAATCACTCGCACCGTAGATGCGCAGATGCTTGGGCGGCTCGTCGTAATACCGGAACCAGTCGCGCTTGTAGTAGACGCCTTCCTCAGGTGCTGGCCGCTGCTGATACAGCGCCGACCAGTGCCGCGGCAGTGTCACACGCTTGATGCGCTCGAGATGCTCAAGCGGGTAGCGCTCCGGCCATAGCGCCGAGCCATCTTTCAGGATCGCCGGCAGCTCCAGAATGTCCCAGGTGTCGCCGCCCTTGCTCTGCTCAAGCAGCAATCGACCCGTCAGGTCATCCTCGTGCCAGCGCGTTTGAATAACGACGACACGGCCACCAGGGCTGAGACGCGTATAAGCGACCGACGAATACCAGCTCCAGATGCGCTCGCGCCGGATCTCGCTGTCGGCTTCCTCATCATCCTTGATCGGGTCGTCGATCAGCAGCACATCGGCGCCACGGCCGGTCAGCGCTGTGCCGATACCGACTGCACGAAACGAGCCGCCCGCATCTGTGTTCCAGCGGTCTGCCGCGCGGCTGTCCTCCTTGAGCGACACGCCCGGAAACAGCATCTGGTATTCGGTGCTGCGAACGATGTCGCGGACTTCATAGCCAAACTCGCGCGCCTTGTCGGCGTTGTAGCTGGCCACCACAATTTCAATGCGCGGGTCGACGCCAAGCAGGTAGGCCGGAAAGCGACGCGAGGCCAGCTCAGACTTGCCATGCCGCGGCGGCATGTTGACCATGAGCCGCTCGACACTGCCGTTCGCCACGCCCTCGAGCTTCTCTGCGATCAGCTGGTGATGCGCGGCTGGGGTGTAGCGTGGCAGTGTGTACTTAGTGAAGTTGATCAGGCTCCGGCGCGCTGCTCTGCGGCGCAATAGCTCCTGAGCGGCCTGTTGTGGCGATATCTGTGAGGTCTGCATCGCTCATTTCTTCGACGCGGTGGCGATGTTCAAATGTGCCGGTGACTTGGCTCAGATCAGGCACAGTCTTGCGCAGCAGTATCTCAATCGACCTGACCTGAGTTGTCGACAAATCGACCTTGCCAAGCGCATGATCGCTCAAACGATTTATGAGCTGACTGGTCTTGATCTTCAGCCGCGCTATGTCTGTATGCTGCTTATTGAGGCGAGATGCCATCACACGTAATCCATCACTGTACTTTCATCCCCATAGCGGTTCGTCTGGCGCACCTTGATGACGCCACGCCAGACTTGCGCCGTCGATGACGTGACCTTGAGCGTCACATCCCCATCGCTTCGGCTCGTCGCTGCTGACAGCGTAATGTCGCAGTTGGGCGAGCTGGTCGCGAGCGATGCCGTGCAGTTACGGGCTACCACCGTCGCGCTGGTGATGGTCTCGCCGCTCTCGAGCCAATCCGTAAAATTGACCCGGAGCTTCGTCACCTCGTCCTTATCCAGGAACAGCAGCGGCTCGCCCGTCTCATCGCGGCGGACGTTGACGAACGTAGTCGGGCCCTTCGGCGTGACGCCGATAAACTGCCTCACGCAGCCGCCCTCATGCCCATCAGTTCCTGCCGCAAATCAGCAATCGAGCGTGTCGAAGCGCTGTAGGCTACCGGCTTGAGACCGGCCATGCGCGGGCGTGCAGCCTGAGCTTGTCCAGCCACGATCGCCTCATCTTCCTCATCCCGCCGCGTCGGCCGGCGATAGAGGCCAGCCACGAACAGCGCGAGCGCCGGCAGGCCAGTGCCGGCGAGCGCCATAGCTAGGTTAACGGACTGCTGCGTGCCCTCGCTCATCAGATCGGAGGGCGTCAGGCTGCCAGACCACAGCAACGCAACATTCTTGGCCAGGAACTGATTTTGATGCGCGACGGCCGACGACTTGTGCTCGACAGTTGCAGCCACATCGCGCTTGCTGTCGACGAGTTTCTGCATGGCCTCGATCTTGGCGACCAGGGCATTGCCGCTCTCGATGGTCGCAATCTTGGCCTCTGTCTCGGCTTTCTTGCGCATCAAAGCCTCGCACTTGGTCTTGCAGCCCTTGCGCGCGGCCTCGTTCTCGATTTCCTTGTCGTGCACGGCGATCTGCTTGCGCAGGGCATCAGCTGATGCCGTCGTGGTCCACTCGTTCTCGGAGCGGAACTTCTCAAGCTGCTTCTTGAAGCTTGCCAGCAATGCCGCGTTCTCGGCCGCCGTGTTCTGCGCGCCGGCGTGGCGCATGTTCTGGACCTGCGCGGTCTCAACATTCGAACCACGCAGCCCGGCCGTGTAGCCAGCATGCGTATAAAACTCGATGATCAGCACGGGCACCGCGATCAGCCCGAGAATGGCGCCGATGCCATAGCGGCCTTCGTCCCACCAGTGCCGCGCGGCATCCGGCAAGGCGGCCGCCACGATCGACAGGCAGACCAGGAAGCTTGCGTGCTTGACGCTGATCTCATAGCCGAACGACCAGCTCATCAGGGCGGCCCACAGCAGGGCGGCGAGGCCGACGTACAGCCACGCCCGCCCCCAGGGCGGCAAGTCACCGAATAGCTCTCGCAGGAATTTGGGCATCGCTGGTCTCCGAATGGGATACGCGAGGCACAAACTCTGGTGCTTCAAAGCGGGGCCGCTCCGACGCGAGCAGGCCATAGGTAATGACGTCGACGCGCTGGCCATCCTTGATCACGTGGCCGCGCAACACGCCTTCACGCTTGAACCCGTGCTTCTCATGCAGACGGCAGACGGCCTCATTCGTGGCCAGCACCTCGCACGTCAGCTTCTCCAAGCCCATCTCGTCAAAAGCGATGCGGATGATCTCGCGCTCGACGGCCGAGCCGATGCCGGCTCCGCGCTGAGTGAGATCGCCGACATAGAATGCCCAGGCGGCGCGCTTCTGGCGCCAATCGATATCAGCGAGGTTAACGAGCCCGACCGGCACGCCATCCGCCTCGATGATCCAATAATAACGCCGTCGATCAGCATGAAGACTGTAAAACCACCGATTGTGCTCGTCGCGGGTAATCTCATGGTCCGTATACATATAACGCCGCACATCTGGCGAATTACGCCAGGCCAGCAGCCGATCATAGTCCCAGACCTGCACGTCCCGTAACTCAACACGCATCACACACCTATTTGCTGGCCAAAGCCGTCGCGATCGTGGCCGCAGCCAGATCCGTCATCGAGCCCGGCACGAACCGCGGGGCCATGCCGAACAGTTTGAGCAGAACGGCCGTTGCCAGCAGGATCGAAGCGATCCCGGCAATCTGCCGCAGCACCGCAAGGATGCCGTTGACGTCAAGTTTCATGAGCGGTCTCGGAAGGTTGGGCAACGCGAGACGCAATGCCGGCGTGCGCGGCGCTAATGGCCGCCAAGGCGCTCCGCTCGATCGGACGATCGCGGAAGGGTCCGCCCATACGTGATCATGGCATCATTGCGGTGGTGCCATGACTGATTTGCGGCGCGGCGTCAAGCTGCTTCAACCCGCCGGCGCTTCTCCCGGGCTTAGCGAATATCGTCCAGCTCATTCCGTGCCACTCGGGCAATGCTAACATATCGATCAGCGCGCCGGCGCTCGTCGGCCGCAACCCTTTCCCACTGCCATGCCCAGTCGCCGGGATATTCTGAGTGCGTGATCCATTGGCCGTTTTCCCACCGCTGGATCAGTGTTCGCCAGCTCCCGTCAGCTGCCGTTGCACTTGGGTGCGCCGACCGCCGCTCCGTCCGTTCACCGGCCTCGACCTTCGGGGGTTCTGTGGCTTGCATAGGTATTATCCTTTCCGTTTACGTTTACACGCAGGACATCTAGCCGTTTGCGCCCGTACCCGCACCGTCCAACCGTTGCGCCGCGCCTTTCTTGCGCATGCGGCGAAACTCTCACCCGTGAATGTCTGCGGCAACGTTAGATAGTGCGGCGGCTCGTCGAAACAGGTGTCGCAATACAGATCAAGCTGATAGCCGCTCACGAACTGCATTGGATTTTTCGCAGCGCCCAAGCGGCCTTCTCAGTTTCAAAAAATGACCGCACGACATTGCCCGCAGTCGGCGCATGTCAGCTCGTTGCGGGCAGGCATGCTATCCACTCGGCACGGACAGCAGCGCAGTGCGCAGCGAAGGCCGAACCATCGGCGCAGCATCGTTCGCATAGCGGCTTATTCCTTCTTGTGTTCGGTGTATCGGATCTGCGTCGCCCCAAGGCTGCCGCGAGGCGTCTGCATCTCCTCTCGGCACACGAGGCGGAACGTCACGCCGTTGGCGTCAACCTCCCACACGGACGGCGATAGAGCGCGCTGCCAAGATGCATCCGAGCGCGTGTGAATCATCATTGGCGAGATGGCCCGCTCAAGCTGCATCTTGGCTCGCGCAAAATCTGCAATCGTCGCGAACTCCCACTGCGCGACCGGCAGTCCCTTCCACTGCCAATTGACCTTCTGGGACAAGCGCCGGACCTCACCGCATAGTCGCATGATGTCGTCACTGCTCAGATCCATTGGGCTCGTCCTCATCACCTTCATCTGCATCAAACTTACCTATCGCAATGGCCACGCCGAGAACTCCCAGCATCGTAGGGAATTTGTCTGCACAGTAGAGCAACCGCTGCATTCCGCCGCTCGGCTTTACTTCTCCGGTTTCATACTTGTGGAAAGCCCTGGGGCCGCATCCGAACAGCTTGCCGGCTTCATCTTGGGTCAGCCCTAGGCGCGTCCGTATGCCTTTGATGGTCCCAGGCTTCACCGGGCCTCTCCTGTTTCTATTCGTTCAGCTTCAGCTCGCCGGTCGGCTCCCAATCAACCAAGGCCGCGCGGCTGGCATACTCGATGTCATCCCACTCGTTCGCCTCGATCTTGCGCTTGGCATCGTCCGGGCTGTCCGCAGTGACGTACATGTCAGCGCCCTCAAGCGTCACCCTGCACTTGATGATATACTGAGGCATAGCGGCGTCCTCCGTTTCAACTCGTCTTCTTATGCACACCCTAGATGACATCGGGCTTGCGGTCAAATAAAATTTGCTGTACATAAATTTTATGTACAGGAGAGAAAACATCATCGGCTACGTGCGCGGGCTTCCTCGGCTTTCTGAGGACAAGCAGATCCGCGCCATGGAGCAGCACGGCATCGACGAGATCATCATCGACGGCCGCCGCATCAAGCTCGGCGGCAGACACACAGTCGAGGACTGGGACACCCTCACCAAGAAGGTCAAGGCGGGCGACACGATCGCTGTCGCGCGTACGCGCGTGCTCGTGCCGGCCGAGGTATGGCGGTTTCAGCGGCAGCTAACCGACGCATTCGAAGCGCTTGAGAGCCGGGGCACCAAGCAGAAGCCTGTGACTATCTGGGATCTCGAAAACGACTGGCGCAGCAGCATTCGGGCGCAGCGTGGTATGATGTGGGCGGTCGCGACCGAGGATTTCCAGCGTATTGCGCGCTACGAGAATTCCGGCCGGCCGCCAATGAATTGGACCAGAGAAGAGCAGGCATTGATTGACGGCCATTGGTTCAACGTGCGCCGGCACCGGACGAACGCGCTTGCTGCGGCAGCTGTGCGAGACGAGGCCAAGCGGCTTGGCATTGCTCGTCTGACGGATGTCGATGAAACCAACTTGAACGGGCACTTTGGCGCGTCAGGACGCGGCATGGTGCGCCGAAAAGATCGAAGCTGATAAGGAGGGCCGACATGACCGAACGAGAAGCACAAGCCGATCTGCGCAGTCGCGGCGTTTGGCGGATCGCCCCTGGCCTGTGGTGCGACGCATCGGTGCCGGATCTGATTGCAGTGCACCCCAAGAGAGACACGGCCTGTAACGTACGTAAAGCGCTACAACAATCGGGCCAGCTGCCCGAGCAGCAAGGATAAGGAGGCGCCGTGGCCAAGGGCATGACACTCGGCGATGCGCGGCTCGAATGCGCACGCTGGTTCGCCTATCTGAAGCGCCAAGAGGACAAGGCGCTCAAGATGCAGGAGATCGCGACAGCCCGGAGAAACGGCACCATTGACGAAGGCGAGGCGCGACGAAGGGTGCGCTCTCTCGACGGCGCCGGCGTGACTGTGTTCGATGGCGCCAACCTTGAGAAGGCAGTCCGAACGCTCCTGGCATGCATCGATCGAATCGAAGCCGAGAAACGCTGAAGGAGCGCGACGTGAAGAACGACAACACGATAATCCTGGCTCGCTTACGCGGCGTGCCGGCACATCCGGGGAACCCTGACACTGATGCCGACCCGCGTAATCCAGTCCCTCAGGACACGCGGTGGTTTGACAATGACGGTGAACTGTCGAGGGAAGCCAGACTACTGAGACAGATACTAGAGACCCTGCAACGCATCGAGCGGCACATTACCGCAAAAGGCCAAGACAAATAAGGAGCGGTCGTGCTGTACATCAACGACGAGATATTCGGGCCTGCCCGGCGCATGTGGAGGCCGGTAGCCGAGCGCACTAGTCGCGCCTGGATTCGCTCATGCAGCGCTAGATATAAGCGGCCGGGATACCGACGGGTGAAATGGCTGTGGATCGCTCATCACCTCAAGCAGAGGACGCGGCACTCGGTCGAGACCAGCAATCGTCACTTTTGCAAGCAGCGCGACCGCATGGTCGCATTGATCAGGCCGCAGCACATGCGGCGGCCGAGAAAGAACTAAGGAGCAACATTTTGAAAGCGCAAATCAACGAATTGGCGGCAGAGCTTTTTGCAGCGGAGGTATGCTGCAGTCTGGCACGCATCGCTAAGGCTCAGCATCGCATTGCGTGCGCGTTGGCTGGAGAGCAACGGCCGGCCGTTCTATCGCACTTGCGATCTCTCGGCATCAGCGACGAGGCCGCTCTGGCGTATGCTGGCTGCGCTCTCTCTAGCGATCAATTGGCAGACGTGACTAGGCTTCTCGACAAGATCCAAGGGTGGCGCCCTCATCTCGCAAGCAGACTCGCATCATTGTCGGTGGCCGAAAAGAACTGAGGAGCATCCAGCGATGCATCAGCCCGCAATGAGAGTAGTGCTCTACGATCATGAGACGATGGAGCCGATCACCGTTCTTCATCTACCATCATGGATGACCAGCCGATTGGCTGATGGTGAGCGCTTGCGCGTGCCGATGGTCCCGACCTTCAGAATGCTCCGACAAGACGAGGCGTCGGGCTCCATCGGCCCGCTACCCAAGTCGTCCGTCACCATCTGGTTTGAGAAGTTCATCCGTCACGGTCGCGTGCATTGGTTTGCATTCACAGGCGAAGGTGAGGATGCCCTGCTGTGCAAGGCCGTGTTCTTGCCGGGCCAGCAGCGCGAAGTGCAGTCACGAGAGCAGATTGCATTCGTGCGCGGTCTACTTGGCATGTTTGAGAAATCTTAGGAGCCGACAGTGACCTGGAAATACACATTCGACGACGGCCCCGAGCGTGATCTGCCAATCGGGTCATCGCTGTATGCCGTCGCCGCCATGGCAGCCTTCGCACGCGAGGAAATCAGCAAGTTTCCCACGATCAAATCGCCGGGCGTCGAGGCCTACGACGGCCACGTTCTCGCGCTGTGGGATGACGAGCTGCTGCCGACCTACCCAGCGAAACTGTATGGTCTGGGATACAACGAGTGCGGCAGCCTGATGATGCCGGTTCTTGGAAAGCTTCAATGAGGAGCCATTGCAGGTCGGGGACTGGGACGGGCCGGGCCACCGTCAATTTGCCAAGACTCTCCCCGAGGCAACCCGTTCCGGCGGCCTGCAATACCATCACACTCGATGCGCGGTTAGAATTCTGACCATCTTGGGGAGATCACCTGTGCCAGACCATAGGTCTTGCGCGAGTTCCAATGGGTCAATGCCAATCTCTGCAAACCACGCAACTTCCTTCCGGGCGCCGGTCCGCTCGACCTCGTCGTGATGGATGCGGCACAGTGGCACCGTCCAACGATCGGTTGACCTGACAGCCATGCCGCGCTCGCCCGTGCACTTGAGGTGATGAGCCTCGCCGGCTGGAACCTTGAGACAGTGGACGCATGGCAACTGCCGGATGAGGGTCAGGTGTTTTTCGTCCATGCCTTCCCGGTCCTCGCGCCATGTGCTGTTTTTGTGCTTGGGCTTTTTGAGGCCGCGAGCCTTGAAGTTACCCAAGACCTTGGCCTTGGGCACTTGTTGTGGTCGGGTCATTTTTGCCTCCAAACAAACTGCCGTTTCCCGGTAGCTTTTTCCGCAAGCCAGTCGCGAGCGAGCCATGTCACGCTACCAGCGAACCGCGCGCGCCACTGGCATATGTGACATAGAAGGAGAAGGCCGTTTTGCCATGGTGCGTCGTCCGCCGTCAGAGTCCTCAACAGAGCACGGTGCCGCTTGTCGTGGGGCATCAGCGTTCCGTCGCATTCATTCCCACAAACGCGACACCGCCACGCGAATGGAGCATCTAGGTTCATTGACGCCTCATCCGCGTTCGCAATTTGGCTAGAGACTTGCCGCTAACAATGGTCGGATTGACCGTGCTCTCAGTTGTAACAGATGCCAACAACATTGTCCGCAGCGGCTTCTTGTGTGAGTGGAAAATAGTTCCGGACACGACGGAAAACTGATGATAACAGAACGGACGCGCACACTTGTATCTCTTGCGAACTGCAAGACGATAGAAGTTCAAGCTTCCGCATTTTGGGCACATTGGTCGACCGCCAGGCCATCTTCGCTTCTCAACCTCTTGATAAATTTCGTCGTCTGACATCTCGTCAATATCAGTAGATGTCATACCAGATAGGTCGATACTCGGAAATGGGTCTACATATCGCACCATGCGCGCAAGCCGCTTCGCAAGCATGCGCTCTGTGCTTCCTTCGTGTGATGCCCCAAATTGACATTTGTGACATAACTGTTCGTAGCCCGTCACGACGCGGATTGGAGCCCCCCTACCTCTGGCTTTGGCTTTCGATCCGTCGCAGGCTGCGCCGCAACTTCGGCACTGCCGAGTTGCATTTGACCCAAATCCAGCTTGTTGCCCGCCTCCGCCTGTTTGAACGCTTCGCGATGGAAGTCCAGCTCCACCTTCGCAACGTTGATGATTTGCTTGGCCAGATTTGCGACGGCCAGCGCCCGCGAAGGGTCCCCGCTGCCGTTCCGCAATTCCTCGATTTCGTCGAACAACACATCCCGGAGGGATTGAGATGTGCGCTTCAGTTTCTTGTTCATGACTTTCTCCATTTGGCCAAAAATTCTTGTCTTTTTGGGCTGTCTTTAACCCGCACGCGCGCATCAGGCCTGCCAATGTCCTCGCCGCAGATGGGGCAGATGTGCGCCGGCGGCGGGTTGCGCCCGACTTGTGCGCTCGCGCGCTCGCTGATCAACATTGGCCGCCCCCTAGTCACTCATCCTCACGCGCCTGCACCATGTCGAGCACAAACACCCCAGCCGCCCCAACAGCGAACCAAGGTAGCGCATAGATCACCAGGCCGATGCTCGTCCAGCCGCTGTCCAGCAGCGCCTTGATGGCCAGCACCACCACTGACACCGCGCCAATTACAAGCGATACGCCAATGATGTATTTCAACCTCGAGATCATGGCCCTTTCTCCTCTTGCGCGCGGCGCTTGCGAATTTCCGTCAGCGCGCGCTCGCGCTTCCATTCCGCGAACAACCGGGCAAACCGCCTGCGATTAAGGAAGCCAAACGTGTAGTGCGTTGGCTTCCACATGCCGGCATAGCCGCCACCCGCAATCCAATATTCGCTGCCGGTCTTGCGGTCTTTCAGCACCAGATCCGTTTCGATAAAATCTTCCGGCCGCTCACGAATGGCAGCCTCAAAATCATCAATGATCTGCCGGTCGGCTCTCCGCAGGAAGCTCATCATCAGTCTCCGACACATGGCTGAGATAGCAGTACATGGCGATCGCCCCCACGATCATGCCGACGATCAGGCCAATCATCAGCCCCGTCACCGGCGCACCTCCGCTGGGCCCGAGATCAGCACCGGCTGCGCGCGGGCCTTGACGATGACGATGCCGTCGCCACGCGGCGGCGCCTGTAGGGACTGATGCGTGACGACGAAGCCGAGCATGACAGCAGCCCACAGGACGACAGCGTGCAGGTAAATCATGGCGTGGTCTCCCCTGCTGCTGCGGGGATCTCCGCTGGCTTAGCCGCGCCTTTACGTTCCTTCAACGGCACCAGCAGCCGCGCTTCCACCTGCCAGCCGTGCATGTGTTCAACGTGCATGGCGTGCATCTGCTCCTGCAGACGGATCATCTCAGCGCGCACGCGCTCGTGCTCGGCCTCGAGCTGTGTGCACTCCGTCTCAATCTGCACCAGCCGGTTGTTGTGCTCACGGATGCGACGCTGCATCTGATCTGTGGTCAGCAGTGGCGCGACGCGAGGATGCTGCGGCTGGTCCATGGCGGCGACGTTCTCCAACTGCTCGACAGCGGCGGCGCCCGCGCGCCGCATGATACCCTTCCAGGAATTGGTATTAGGTGCTGTGGTCATGGCTGTTACTCCGCTGCTTGTTGGGCAGGTTCTGGATAGCTCGCGCGCAGCGCGCGGACCTTCTCATCCAGTTCGGCGATGAAGGTTCTCACCGCGCTTTCTAGGGTTACGATCGTCGTTTCGTCACGCTCGATGCGCGCTACCCACAGCCGCATATGCTCGGGCATTCGCGGGTCGAAACTGACGAAATCGCACCATGCGCGTCCCGTGCAAGCCATCTGCCATTGCATTTGCGTCATGTAGTCTGGCGCGACTTCCAGGGATAACAACGTCTCGATGTGCGTATGCGTGGCCGGGCACTTGATTTCCACGAGGCCATGAACACCGACAAGACCGTCAGGTGATGCTCCCGACATGGGAATATCGGGATGAATGGTGAAGTCGATCGGCTCCACGACCTGATTGCGATGGAACTCATAGGCAATCCGGGCCTGCTCCTCCGTTTGCGTGCCCCATTCCATGTCCTCCGACTTGTAGCTGTCGGCGACCAAGCCCGTCAGGCGTTCGGCGATCAGTTGCCCCATGTAGCGCTCGCGCGAGGCGCTGACGCCCGTGCGTGTCTTGCGGATGATGTCGGCTATGCGTGAGGCCGTCGCTTTACCGCAGCGCAGCGCATGCCATTCGGGCGAGCCTTGCTCTGTCATTTCTTGAGTTTCCCATTCAGAGCCGCAACGGCATGGGTAAAGTTGGCGACCGATAGGTCCGAAATCTTCAGGATCTTGTAGTATCGACAGAAGATCGCGAGATTGGTTTCAGTGGCCTCGATTAGCTCGCGAAGCTGCGCTTCCTGCTCTTCGCTGATCGTCTCTGCAGCACCGGCCTTTTTGCCGTCGTCATCCTCGCCGTGCGTGACGACATTCAGCAACGCCAACGTCGAATAACGCTTGCCGTAACTCAACGACGAGCCCCAGCCCTGAACGTTGTTCTTGCTGCCGCTGGTATCGATCGGCAGCGACACCTCAGTTTCCTCGCTGTGCCCAGCCTTGTGACTAAGCACAGCTTTGACGGCGAGGCGTTCGGCCGTCTGATTGACGCGAAAGGACAGAGCGAAGCCGTGCCTGACCAAGATAGGGCGAATAGCAGCGTCGATGTCTTCCCAGAGAGCGTATTTCGACTGCTTGACCTGGTTTCCGGTCTTCTCGCCTTTGGCGTTCTTTTCATTGGTCTTGATCTCGCCATTGCGAGCGATTGTCGGCATTTCTGGCTGCATCGCCGCAAACGCCGTGACGTATTGCGCGCGCGCATCCTCGGCTTGCATCCTCATACGCATGTCGAGCAGGCGCTGCATCTTGTCGATATCGACAGACGGATCGCGGCTGGCGCGCTCAATGATGGCCAGCAAGGGATCTGGGTTTGATGCCGGAACCGGCATGGAGTTCGGCATCTGCACAACAACGGCATCACTCATCGGATCTTCCCTTCCGCTTTGAGGCTCCACCACACATCACCCCCGCGACCCTCGCGTGCGGCGCGCAGCAGATCGCGCTCAGCCTCTGTCAGCTCGACCGGCGAACGCAGCGTAATCGTGTGCAGCTTGCGCAGAAGGTACATGACCGCATGCATCTGTCCGGTGTCGGCGAGATGCCGTTCCCGCTCAGCCTTGGTCTCCTGCCGTGATTGACCAGCAACAGGCATCACACGACCTCGCTTTTCAGGAGCCGGTCAGGTCGGTCCCGCTCCTCACGAGCAGCAAGCGCCGCAAGCTCGACCTCCCAGTGCGTGTTGAATGCCCTCCAGGCTTGAGCGTTGGTGTCGGCGGCTGCCGCTGACCACAGCAGCGCGCCCAGATAGCCGCTGCCCTCGGTTAGGTAAGCGCTGCGCAAACTGACATGATCGCGCTTCGCGGCATCGCCCCACCCCGTGTCGGAATAGACCACGACGTCATAGACTTCTGGGTAGCCCTTTGGGCTGGCGCCAAAATCATAGATAACGTGCCCGGAAAACATCCCGACCGGGAACGAGCCCAGCATCAACGACAGCTCTTCAAATTCGATCCTGTGCATTGCACTCTCTCCCAACGCGCGCCCTTGAGCCCGGCGCTCCACCAGCTTGCCCCCTCTTGAGCGTCACAAGGCTCAAGGGCGCGTCGGCCGCGTCCCCGCCGCCGATCCTCCAATCTGCTCACCAGCGCCGGCCTTGGGGGCCCGGACGGACGGCCGGGTGGCACTCAGGGAAATGCCAACCGGCGCTGGTGATGGGCACATATTGGTGCAAGGTTTTGCACTCGTCAATCAAAATTTTGCACTTGCCTGTGGAAAACTTACAACGCCCTTGAACGGTAGGGAAATTTGCACTATGGTCTTGACATGACCATACGCGACACATTGATTGCCGATATCCAGGCCTTCCTGGCACGCCATGACATGGCGCCCTCGCGGTTTGGCGAGCTGGCCGTTAACAGCAAGGGTTTTGTGCAGCGCCTGATTGACGGCAAGCACGCGCCCACGCTGACCACGATCGACAAAGTGTATGCGTTCATGCGGACCTTCGAGCGCGATCTTGAGCGCAAGAAAGCGCGCAAGGTCCGCCCTAAGCTGGCGGCCACGGCCGCCTGACCAACACGAGCCGGGTCTACCGGCCGCTCATCCCCTCTGTCTCGCGTCTGTAGCACCCGCGCCGCCTTATGGCGGCGGGATGGAGGGGAGCTTTTGTCTGCAACAGGAGGGGGATCGTATGCCACAGGCTAGCATCGGCTGGGATGACGCTACCGTCGCACAGCTCAAGCGCCTCTGGGAGCGCGGCCATACCGCCAGCCAGATCGCTCGTCAGCTGTGTATCACGCGCAACGCTGTCATCGGCAAGGTGTTTCGGCTCAAGCTGCCCGCGCGCCTTGCCAGCAACGTCAAGAAGGACCGGCCTATTCTACCGCTCCCAAAGCGTTGGCTGAAGCAGCGCGCCAAGCAGATGTCCGCTGCCAGCCTACGGGGTTGGGCGAACAAAGATCGCGCCAAACGCGGTCAGGGCGCCAGCTATCTCATCCGACCTGAAGCGCGCCGTCCGTTGCCAGCGGATGTCGGACCACTCGAGCGCGCTAATACCATGCCAGACGGCACGACAGCACACAAGCCGCTGCTCGATCTCGGGCCCCATGACTGCCGTTGGCCCATCGGCGACAGCCCCTACGTGTTCTGCGCGGCACCGAAAGGGCCGATCGGCAGCTACTGCCCGTTTCATATGGCGCTCGCCACACCTGTGATCGAGCAGTCCAGGGCGACCCGCGTCAAAGCAGCGTGAAAACAAACAAGCGCCCCGCACCGGAGGCGAACCGTGCGAGGCGCTTTAGACGCAAACGACTTGTGAGGAGTGACGTATGCCCGCCATTCATGGCCGCAGCAAGGCTGCCACGATCCGCATCCCCAAGGCCGTCGCCCGTCAGTGCCTGATCGGCTGGGATGGCGTCGTGGCCATCATCGAGCGCTATGAGCGCGGCATCTCCGTCGAGCAAATCCACGCCCGTACCGGCATGCCCCTACGTATCGTTCGACATGTGTGTGCGGAGTATGAGGCGCGGTTTTGTGCCTGGCAGCGGGGGCGAGCGTCATGAGCCGATGGTTCCGAATGTATGACGATGTGCTGGATGATCCCAAGGTGCAATTGTTGTC